ATTTTTCTGGCCGCGCCGTCGCTGAATAATTCGGTGTGCGTGTGGGTCACTTTATCGATGACATACATACCGTGGATCATGCCTGTTCCGTCAATCAGCGGCCACGCCCTGCCCTCATCGGCCATCAGCTCGATGGCCGTCAGTGAGAGGCGACCGCCGGTGATTTCGGGGTAAAGCACGCCTGAGAGCGTGCGTGTGGTTTCCCCTTCACCGAGAAACTGATAAGCCGGGGGTTTGCCGATGCGGTCGTTTGACGTCCAGCGGTAATCCTTTGAGTACTGCATCGACTGATGTGGCAGCGTGCGGCGTTCAAACACAAATAAACCCAGTACCATTAACATGTTTTAGCCCTCATCCGTCATGGCGCATACTTGAGCGCTGGCGTGCTCTTTCTTCCCGGTCGAGTTTTTCGACTGCTTCCCGGAGCTGCCGGTCGAGGTCAGTTCCCGGCGCAACGCCACCCGACAGAGTAATGTTGTATTCACGCTTGCTCTGGTCGACATAGGACCGGCCAGCAGGCGCCGTCACTGGCTGGTACATCTGATAACCGCCATAAACTGAGGTCTGCGGAATATAAGACCCGTTTTGCGCACCGGCTGCGGCACTGGCTTTAGCAGCAGTCTGGTCGAGGCCGTCCGACTCTTTTTTGATGACCCCGAGCTTTTCCAGCAGCCAGCCGACTTTGCCGCTCAGGCTGTTAAAAACGTTCAGGGGAGCCGTTAACGCTTCGGCCAGCGCCTTGCCAAACGCCACGCCGACATTTTTGCAGCGGTCCAGCGTTTCCTGCGTTGCCTTGACCGGTGCTATCAGGTCAGTGAACCACTGCCAGACCCCGCGCAATTTCTCGATGATGGAATCAAACACCGGCGTCAGCGGCGAGAAGATTTCCGCCACCGGCGCAAATGCCGCTTTAAGCCCCTCCACCACGCCCGAAAAGAATGCGCTGATGGGCTCCCAGTATTTACGAATCAGGAGCGCCCCGGCCACCACCGCACCGGCGACCGCGACCACCGGCAGACTTATTGCACCGACAGCAGTCACTATTGCGCCACCGGCAACGGTAAAGACCGTTCCCAGCAGGCCTGCGGCGGCGATAATGGCGTTAATCCCCATCACCACCGGCCACGCAATCAGGCCAATCCCGCCAATAACACCAATCAGCGCCAGTGCGCCACCGGCTACAACACCGATAGTGGTCGCCAGTGATTTATTGCGGGTGATCCAGCCATCGAGTTTCAAAACATATCGCGTGGCCGTCTGCGTCAGTTTGCGCAGAGCGTCGTTTTGCTGGTCAAACAGGTCAGTTCCCACGGCCTCATAAGCAGACTGAAACTCTTTAAAGTCGCCGCCGAGATTGTCCTGCATGATTTTGACCAGCTCCTCGGTTTTACCGTCCGAGGCTTTAAACGCTGCGGTGAGTTTGTCGAGCTTGCCGGTTGACGCTGCGGTCATCAGCACCGCTGCCGCCGAGCTGGCCTCTTCACCGAAGATGGTTTTCATGTACTCGCCGCGCTGGCTGGTACCGAGATTGTTTTTCTCAAAACTGCGCTGCATTTCCTTCAGGATGGAAAATATCGGGCGCGTGTTTCCTCTGGCATCAGAGGTTTTGACACCGAGCTCTTTGATGGCCTCAAAGGCTTTACCGGTCGGCGCCTGTAGGCGGCTCAGGATTGCACGGCTACCCGTTCCCGCCATCGAGCCGGTAATTTTCGCATCGTGCAACGCACCGACCATCGCGGCGGTTTGCTCGATACTGACCCCGGCATTTTTCGCCACCGGCGCGGCATAGGTCAGCGCATCACTCAGCCCGTCAAAGTCGGCGGCGGTTTTGTTCATTGTCATCGACAGCACGTCGCCAATGTGCGCGATCTGGTCATTGGAAAGCTGAAACGCAGATTTCATCCCTGTCAGCAGGGCGGCGTTTTCCTCCATCGAGCGCTGATTCGACAATGCCATATTCAGCGTGACCGGCGTCGCCGCCTGAATGGCATCAGCATCCCCGCCACTTTTGGCGATGATGATTTGTGCACTCGCTGCATCGTCCGCAGATGCGGCGGTATTATCACCGAGCTGCCTGGCTTGTTTGCGTAACGCCTCCATTTCGGGCGACTGTTTGTCGACTCCGAGCACAGCTTGCAGCTCAGAGTTTTTCTGTGCAAACGAATAGCCAGGCATCAGCAGTTTTACCCCGGCTATGGTGCCAGCCGTGGCAATTCCGACACCGGCAGCACCAGCCGCCGCCGCACTACCCGCAAGGGATTTACCGGTCTGATACCGCTCTTTAACCCGGCTCAGCTTTGCCTGTTGCTGACTGACCCGCGCCAGCGCCTCACGTTGCCGGTTAAGCTGCGCAGTTGTCTCACTGATGCTGGTTTTAAGGCGACGCTCGTCAGCCGACAGCGTGCGGGTGTTTATCCCAGCCTGAGCAAGCTCGGTGCGCTGGCGCTGTACCGACTGCCTGAGCCCGTTATATTTGAGTTGCAGGTCAGCGGCGGATTTTTTTGCCGCCTCCATCGCGCGCGCCTGCGCTTTGGTGGGGTTTTCCGTGTTTTTAAACTGGACGGCCAGCGCTGCGGCCTCCTGTTTCGCTTTGTTAAGCGACTGACCGGTCACGGCAAGCTGTGCGCTCGCTTTCCTGAATCCGTCGATTCGGGACGCCTGCGCGTTAAGGTCGCGCAGGGTCGTCTGTGAGTTGCGGATATCGCCAGCGAGGGATTTACTGGCGTTCTGGATAGCTTTTAGCGGTCGGCTTGCCCGGTCTACTGCGTTAAGCAGTACCTCGATTCTGACGTTATTGCTCATAGTGGTTTCCGCTTCGCTGTAGCGCCTTGTCGCGCCATGTGAGGAGCTCGGTCACGCTCAGGGAATACAGCTCTGATGGCGGCCAGTGAAAAATCACCGCGATATCCGCCATCAGGTCATCGACAGAAAGTTTTGCGGGGAACGTCAGCGAGCCGAAGATGGCGACAAAAAACCAATCACCTCAGCGGCGAACTGCATCAGGTCTGAGGCATCGAGACGGGCAATTTCATGCTCGGTGAGTGCCGGGTAAGTCATACGCGGCAGCACCTTAATCAGAGCGTCAACGTCAGAGCTTGCCAGCGAGGCCAGCGACACCCCGCGCAGGGTTCCCGCGTTAGGTTTTGAAACCGTCACCTCTCCGATTTTTTGCTCACCGCGCATCAGAGGGTTGTCGAGGATCACGACGTGTGGCTTTTTGGTTTCGGTGACTTCAATTTCTGTAACGCCGGTTTCGATGTTGTTTTCCATAATGTTGCTCTCGTCTAAGTTTAGTGACCGGCCAGCCTGACTGACCGGTTAAGAGGGTTACAGGCCAATGGCCTTGCGATGCTCTGCCAGACGGTCGACGCCGTCGACTTTCAGCACCATGTTGATGACGTCAATCTCGATGACCTCCTTGCCGTCAATCGTGAGCTGGTAGTACGCGCATTCGGTCGAGATTTTGGTCGTGCCGCTTTCGCCCTGTTTGTTTTCGCCGCCGTCGTACTCTTTGTGACGGCCACGCATGACCACCTCAACGGCAGAAATCGCGCCGGTGTCATCGCGCTGGTATGAGCCGGTAAAGCGCAACGGTACGCTGTCTGCGCCCGGTGAGGCGTACTGCGCCCACAGCTCGACGTCAGGCAGACCGCCGAGCGTCCACTCGCACGACAGCGCATCGTCATCGAGACCGAGGTCAATCGACACCGAGCCCGGCATCCCGCCGCCGCGGTATTTCTCAAGCTTACGGGTCAGCTTCGGCAGGGTGACGGATTCAACAACGCCCATGTAGCTCAGGCCATCGTTGAACATGTTCAGGTATTTCAGTTTGCGTGGTAATGCCATGCTCTCAGCTCCTTAGCTGTTGACCGACTCTGACAGGTTTGCCAGATAGGTATCAGTGATGCGCTGGCGCAGGGTCAGGTTTTCCAGCGGCGGGACGGGGGTGTAGTCGTAATCGATATACAGTTTCCCCACCTTGAGCGTTTCCACGCTGTTTGACTCAGGGTCGTACCAGCAGGAGCCGTCAACGATATAGCCGTTGTTTTTCAGTTCGCGGAATTTCGCATTGATACCGGCGACGATGTCGCGGATAAGCGTTGCGGTGACGGGTTTATCAATCGCCCAGGCGTGCGCCTCCGCCATCGTGTCGGCCAGCACCTGCGCCGTGCGGGTGTAGTTTTCAAAAAGGAATAACGGATCGTCGGAGCAGGTACGGTTGCCCCAGAATTTAAAGCCGTCGTTTCGAATCAGCGTGGTGACACCGGCCTGATTCAACAGGTTCGCGTCGGTGGCCTTCTCCTGCAAGTCCCACGAGACCGAGGCACTGACGCCGGTGACGCCATTCACGCCGACGTTAGACAGCGTTTTGTGCCAGCCCGTCTCCTGGTCGATTTTGGCACGCAGGCCGAGCGCGCGGGCGGTCGCCCATGCAGTATCGGTCTGATTCGCCGTGGTATCCCACGCCAGAAAATCAGGGTGAATGACCATCAGCTCGCGCTGGCTGAAATTCTCACGGTAGGCGATGGCTTCGGAAATGGTCTTGCAGCCCCACGCGCTGATATAGCCAAACGCGCGCAGGCTCTGACAGGTCGCCGCGAGCGCGGTCGCCACTTCCAGAGAATCCAGCCCCGGCACGCCGAGAATGCGCGGCTTGACGCCGGTGACGGTTTTGGCGGTCAACAGCGCTTTAAGCCCGGTGTATTTGCCGTTTTCGTCGGTCGTGCCGATGATGTTGGAAATGGTCTCTTTCTGCGCTGCTTCCGGGTCGTCCGGGTCTTCAATACCTTCGGCAACGCGCACAACCACAACGACCGGCTTGCACTGGTCGGCAATGGCTTGCAGGGATTTTGACAGGGTGCCGAGCTTACCGGCTTTACCGATAGCGTTCTGCACGCTGGTAATCAGCACCGGCTCATTTAGCGGGAATGTTGAATCGTCAGCATCGCTGGCGGTGCAGACCATGCCGATGATAGCCGTCGAAACGGTGGAAATGGTGCGCGTGCCATCGTTAATCTCGATGACCTCGACGCCGTGATGATAGTCGCTCATCCGTTTAACTCCGTGGTTAAGGGGTGCAACTATTTTCTGTTGTGTGTGAGGTGTGAGAAACGAAAGGCCGTTGGGGGAGTGACAGCACAACGTACAGTGACCGGTTGTGGTGTGCGGGAATGGTTATTGATCGTTATCAGCGATCAATCACGGTTAATTGATCGCTGATAACCATTATCAATAAGTGGGTATTGTCGCTATCGTTTCGCCATTAACGAGGAAGCGATAATGACGATTTTACTCTGGATTGTTGGTGGTCTGGCTGCATGGTGGCTCTTTGGCTTTTGCTGGCTCAGACTGTTTGTCGGTGACGAAACAGAAAAAGACTATGAAGAATGCCCCTATGATTAAACCCGCTTAGCGCGGGTTTTTTATTACTCTGTTAACGGTGATTCAGGCCATTCAATTTCGTCAGGCTCACTGGTATCAACCCGGTTAAGTAAAACCCGGTATTTCTTCCACGCCGACAGGCTCGCCATTTCCTCTTCTGTCGCCATCGACAAATCGACCGCATCCTGCAATGGTGCTATGGCCTGAGCTGCAACAGACAGGAGCTGCGCCTTTAATGACTCAGCTTTTTCGATAGCTTCCTCGCGGGTAGGCGGGTCGATGTCGACCCATTCCATACATTCTGATTCAACATTGTACTGAGGCGCTTTCCGGTCAGGTGAAACCATAAAGGCTTCATATTCAGCATCGGTTATTGTCATCAGATCTGACGGAACGGGAATACCCTGCTCTTCATAGGTTCTGACAGTTTCCTCAAGGTAAAAGCTTTTATCTGTATTGCTGAAATATTTCTGCATATCAGTAACCCGTTACGTTTAAATAAAATGTTCCGTTGCAGTTATGGGTTTGAATTTTCACCTGATTTTTCCCGACAGGCGAACAGAGATAAAATGATGCTGAGTTATTACCCCCTGCACCGTAATAACTCGAACCGATACCGAGTATCCCGTTAGGGAACGACGTAGGCAGCGTCACGGTCACAGTGGCATTATTGCCGACTGAAATATTTCTCACAGACTGCATAAACACAGCACCGTTACCGTGCGTGTAGTAAGCACTGTTATTACCTGTCGTCGTTTTACCGCCCCCGTAGCGCGCTTCCGATTCTGCTTTGGTATAGGCCTGACCTGCCGGGGTATAATTGCCCTTTGGCTGATAGGTATTTTTTAGATAGGCATCAAGCCATTGATTGCCCCATTTTGAGCCAAATATATTTCCATCAGCAGCAAAGCGAGCGCTCCCTCCTCCTGCCAGTACTTCACCACTGGAATAAACAATACTTCCATTGATTCGCCCATTTACGACCAACTGAACACCATTTGAGGGATGACGCTCAATGTAAGCTTTCCAGCCGGCATCATCTGCAAATTCTATCCTGTTGCCGCGACTCGCATCACCGCCCCAGTAAATTCGGCCGTTTCGGGGGTTGGCGCCAGTTTTCTCAGATGTGATGCCACTACCGTTTTTAAAGGTGAGAGTGCTGCTTACTGATGCGCCTGCATTCATGTTGAAGAGCATATAACTCGTTATACCACTGTTCAGGAATCGCATTACCTGCTTGCTGTTGGCATAAACATCCAGCACACCATCTCCGTTCTGTTTGAAACCGGTGTCATTATCCCCCAGAGCAATAGAGTTCCCCCCAAGGCCGCTAATCACACCCAGACCAAGACCGCCGTTAACGACAGCACCATTACCCAGCGTCACTCTGCCATTAGTGAGATCTGCATAAAATGGACGCAGTGAACTTATGCCGCCATTTTCCCCCTGGTCTTTTGCTGTCGGAATCAGGTAAAAATTATTTTCTGAACGGCGAAAAATCATTCCGTATGCCGCATCGTAAATGCGCAACGCATCAGCAGCGCGAATCTTAAGCCCCCCGGCCATTGTATCGCCGCCCTTATTCACGGCATTAATATCAGCCGGGGAGGGTTTATTGGCCCCATCATACTGTTTAACCCAGGCTGACCACGTCCCGCTGTAAAGCGTGCGAATGTACGAGCGGGAGCTGTTATAAATCCGGTAAATCTGCGTGATACCGGCATGCTTATAAACTTCCAGCGAACCGGCGTTAGCTTCTGGATAGTTCCTGCCGGTTTGAGCCTGCGCGTTCGCTGGCTGGTAATACAGTCCCGCCGTGGTGTAGGCGTTCAGGTCGGCGGCATTGCCAATTGCCACGGCCTGCCCGTTGAAAATATCCTGCGCACTGATATTAAAATCATCAGTCAGCGCATGACCATTAATCCTGCGCCCTGATGGTACGCGCCCGTTAGCGTTGTCATTCGCGGCCTTAACGGCTTTCGGCGTTGCCGCCAGCGCCTCAGACGTGCTGTCGGTTGCGCTGCTGAGCTGGACGATACCCTTTTGCGCCGTGGAGGCGTCCTGAGCTGTATATTTTCCTTTTGCAAGGTCATACGCCGCCTTAACCGCTTTCGGCGTCGCTGCGACGCTCTCAGACGTGCTGTCGGTCGCGCTACTGAGCTGGACGATACCCTTTTGTGCCGTGGTGGCGTCCTGAGCCGTATATTTCCCTTTCGCAAGGTCATACGCCGCTTTAACCGCTTTCGGCGTCGCTGCGACGCTCTCAGACGCGCTGTCGGTCGCACTGCTTAACTGAGTGAAACCTTTAGCCGTGAGCGTGGCGTCAGGATGGCGGCGGGACTGCTCATGCTCAGCGAGCTTGTCATCAACGTAGTCCTGCGTTGCCATCACCGTTGAGGTGTCGATGGTCAGCTCGACTGACTCGATGTCGCTCACCATGATAACCATGCGCACGGTCTGCGCGCGGCCTGAGCCCTCCGCCAGTGCTGGCTTGTAGCTTTCGGCCATATTACCGACCGCAATCAGCGTGCCGGTGTCGTCATAAAGGCCGAGCTCTCGCATCCAGAAACCGCCGGTCTCAGGTGGGATGAGCAGCTCCGCCACGACATAATTTTTATTTTTCCTGTCCTGGCTGATTTTGTTCAGCGCATGACGCCAGACCTCTTTGACCAGCTTTGTCTGGTTCGGGTCTGGCACCGGCAGCGTACCGCCACCGTCACCGACGGCCATCGCCGTAAAATTGACTTTTTTCCCGTTCGGGACGGTCGCTGCGGCCAGCTTGATTGCACCGGCTTTGGTGATGACCGTTTTATATTTCACTGTCATTGTGCTCTCACTTATCCGGGATAAACCGTGATGATGTCGCCGTCATAGCTCAGGGCGCCGGTGTACAGATAGCCGGGAATGTCCTGAATAATATTGAGGCCGATAAGATGGCGGCTGGCTGGCTTTGCATCGGCAATAAGCCGCTCCATTTCGTAATACATTTCCTCGGTGATGCCGGTCTCCAGCACACCGATATCGAGGCGAAACGTGCCGGGCGGGTCGTTTGTCTGCCACCACTCAGACACGTTTATCAGGTAGCCGAGCGGCTCCACCACGCGGCGCACTGCCCCAATCGTTCCTTTGTGTGCGTGGATATACCAGGCATTGCGGATCACATCCCGTTTAGTGGCCTCCGGCCAGTTCTCATCCCACCGGTCAACGGAAAACGCCCACGCCAGCCACGGCAGGAGGTTTGCGGGGCAGTCGTCCGGGCTCCAGAGTCGGCGCAGGGGGACGGGGGTATTCTCGATTTCAGCGCAGGCGCGCGCCGCCGCCACCTCAAGCGGCGAGGAGCCCACCGGCAACAGTCGTGTGTCATTCATCATTACCCCCTATGGTGACGCTGTACTCGCTGCACCATGACGCCTGCGTGTCATCGAGAACGATGTCGGCCACCGGCGCGGCCAGCTCGACACGCTGCACGCCCTCGACGTGGAGCGCCGCATAGATGGCCGATTTACGGATGTCACGCCCGAGCCGGTGCTGCGCGGTGATATACGCCTGTAACTTTGCTTTTGCCGCACTGAGCACAGGCTCACTTTCGGGGCCGGGGTAAAGGTAAAGCGATGCGGTGATTTTGTAGTCGACGATTTTCGCTGACTGCACGGTCACGCGGTCGGCCACCGGCCTGACGTCCTCGTCGTTCAGCGCATCGCGCACGATGGCGAGCAGCTCGTCAGAGGCCACGCCGTTATTTTCACGCGACAGCACGGACACGGTTACACACGCAGGCTCGGGACTGATGACGGAAATATCCGCGACACGCCCATCGGCGCTGCGGCCATGAAACTGATATGCACCGGTTGAGCCTGCGGTGCTCAGTCCCTCAAAAGCCTGTTGGATGCGCAGACGGTAGTCGGTATTCGACTCCATTACGGCTGGCGTGGGCGGAAACGTCGTGTCGTCTGCCGGGGTGATGACGAGGCGCTCGACGTTATAATTTCCGCCTATCTGGTCAAGGTCGGCATCTTCTGCATACGCCAGCATGACCGCACGCGCGGCCTCGTTGACGCGCTGTCGCCAGATAACTTCCCGATAGGCGTTTTCCTCCAGCAGCTTAACAATCGGCTCTGATTCGAGGGTCAGCGTGCGCGCGACTGCCTCCTGTTGTTCCTCCGGGTATAACGAGACAAGCGTCGCCTTGCGCTCTGCGAGGATGGTCTCATAGTCCAGCACTTCCACGACATCAGGCGCGGCGAGCTGGTTAAGGTCAACAATTGCCATAGCGTTTAACTCAGTGGAATGGTGAGGGAAAAGGGCTGGCCGTTAGCCGATCGCGTGCCGGTGATATCGACATACAGCCCGCCGTCGGTCTCCGACCGCTCAAAAGTGATGGTGGTCAGACTGACGCGCGGCTCCCACTTCTGGATCGCGGAATAGCACGCGGCCATAATCTGCAATCGCAGTGCCGGTGTCTGCGGCTGGTCAATCAGTGCCGACAGTAGCGAGCCGTATTCACGGCGCATGACACGCGAGCCAACCGGCGTGACGAGAATGTCGCGCACGCTTTGCCTGATATGCTCGACCTCAGAGATACTGAGGCCGGTCTGGCTGTTCATTCCCAGATAACGCACCGTCATTGCGTCCCCTTAGTCCAGCTTCCGCCGCTCTGTACGTTGCCGTGTGCATGGTCATCCACCTGCACGCCGTTTGAGGTCAGTTTCCCGCCGGTGTGCTCGATGTTCCCGGACATCTTCCCGCCTTTCTGCACTTCGAGCGTGCCGGTCGTAAGCTTGTTGGTACACACCACCTCGGGTGAATCTAGCGTGATACGGGTCGAGGCTTTTACCAGCACCACCGGCACGGTGGCCGTGATGGAATCCGACGCAGTAACGTCTGCGGTTTTGATACCTGACACGGTGAGCGCACTGTTTTCGGGTTCGTACTCAATGACCGCGCCATCAGGGAAGGTAACGTGAAGCGCATCGGGTGAGGCTGACGGCGCGGGATTGTCATCTGAGAAAATGCCCGGCAGCACAAATGCCGTATCGAGCTCACCGCCGATGGCCAGCAATAACACTTGCTCGCCAACGGACGGAGCCCACCACACGCGAGAGCGACCGGCGCGACAGGTGAGCCAGTTTAGCCAGGTGGTTTGCATGCCGCCGGTCTGGACACGACACAGCCCCTCGTCGAGGTCGACGTCGGTCACGATGCCGGTGCGGATGAGGTTGCGGATCGCGCGTGCGATTTCCTGTAGAGAATTTAAATTATTCATACGGGAAGGATGCCGCCGGGCAAGGTCACCGGCAATGAAACGAGGTTTAATGGTGTGCCATACAACAAGCTCCAGCGCATAAAAAAACGCCTTTTCTATTTTTTACCTGAGTAGATCATTTTATAATCGTTTAGACACCAAAAATTAAGGGATGTGAAAATGGCTACCACTTGGATAGATGTTGCTGATAATGCTGTTAAGATTGGACTAGGCTCTTTAATAGCATTCGTAAGTAGCTGGCTTACTTTAAAAGCGTCACAAAATCATGAAATGAAAAAAGATGTACTGACTCAAATAAACAAAGATATTGAAGAAAAAACCAAAAGATACGCAGACTTTTTAACGGCATCACAATCGTTAATGCAGAAGTATCTTTTTTCACAGTGCAATGGTGGAAGTGAAGATTACTTAAACTACTTAAGGTTGCATAATGAGTTAAGTATCACCTCTAATGACTTAATTCGAATGCATGCCTTTAAGGTTCAGCTCGCAGTATCTGAATTCATTCTTCAAAATAAAAACACTGATATGGAGTTGTTAACAAAACTGCGCAATAACGGGAGGGATGAAGCGACTCAGTTTCAATACCTTGCTTTTCTTGAATTAGAGGAATTAAAAGAAAAAGGAAAGACAAAAAAACACTTACTCTACAGAAGCATCGAATGGTTTAAACGACGCAATTCAAAACATTAAAAATGCCAGAAAAATTCCTCTACCATGACCCTATAGCGATGACAATTTTACCGCCATCGCTATTAGTTAATTTAGATGTTTAATAATCAAACTTTCAATTAACTGTTTATCTGCCTGGCTAAACCCCAGTAACTGACGCTCTGCATATTGAACCTCCTGAGCGTGTACGTTTGGCCGGTCTTTGAGGCCGTACTGATGGACACGCGCGATACGCTGCACATTTCCGGTAAATTCCACCACAGCACCGTTTTCACGGCCACTGGCTTTCATGTACCGGTTAGTGCGGAGCTTCTGAAACATCGCCCGTTTAATTCGACCTTTTTTGGCTCTCAGTGGCTGGCGCTTTCGCGCCTGATACGGTGAGCCATCCGGGGCTTTTTGCTGTTTGATACGTTGCTGTTGCGCCGTTCTGAGTTGCTTAGCAATCTCACCGGCAAGCTTCCGGCGCCCTGCGGGTGACAGGGCAGCAAGCAGCCCGGCGAGCTGGTTATCAAAGGGTTTAAAGTCACTCATCCCACTTGCTCACCAGTTCACCGTTGATATAGAGCTCTTTTGGACGCGTGACGGGTTCAGGCGGTGGCGGCTCCGGGGCATAGCTCACATGCAGCGCGCCGTTTTCCTCCCTGATGATGGTGCGCTCGGTGAGCTGGAGGCTAATGCTGATATCAACCGTATCACCGTCGTTTAAATCCATCTGGAAGCGGTAGCCCTTTTTATGCCCCTCATCGAGCGTGCAGATATCCGGCTGGTTTTCCCTGAGCCACGCCGCCACCGGCACGAAAATCAAATCAGGGTCGCCAACAAAATCACACACGATCACATTCAGGGTGTAAATTTTTTCGTGGGACAGGGAGGCCGCGAGCCGTGCATCGATATTCCCCTCGTCGGCAAAAATGCGCATCATCTCGGGATTTGTTTTAAGCTGCGGGACGGCGTCAGTTAGCGCTTTTCGCAGGCTGATTGCTTTCTTCATCGAGCTTATCCTGACAGTCTTTGACGGTTTCAATCTGTAACGCGCAGGCGGCGAGCGCGTGCTCAAGCCTGCGGATATCTGCACTCAGGTCGCCATTAGTGGCCGGGTCGCTTCCCGGCATCGGGCAATAGCTCACTTTCGGGCAGGCGCTGTAAACAATGACCGGCGGAGGCGCAACCGGCGCGGGTGTGCAGCCTGCGCACAACATCAGGCAGCTCAGCGCTGTACCAGCGGCGTAACGTTTCATTTTCATTCATCAGTCTCGTAATGGTTTCTTCCCGGCGCACGGCCATCGCACCGGCAGCAATCAGCTCACCACGTAAGCTGACCTGCGCGGTTTCATTTCGCCTGGCGATTCCCTGCGAAACGGAAAGCTGATTTTTCAGCATTCCGATCACGTTTTTCTGTTCGGTCGCGACTTTATTCGCCCGGTCAAAGGAGCGCGTCAGGTTGCCATTTTCATGGCGCTGCCAGAGCACAACAGCAACCAGTGCGGCCAGTAAAAACAACATCATTTTCATGGTATCCCTCTGAGGCAGTAGGCACGCTCACGCGCGCGGCGATTTTCCAGCCCTTTATTGATTGAGCCATTCACATAAACCCAGCGGGTAAGCTGGTCGCACGCCTGCCACCATTGGCGGCGCTTGAGGTATGAGACCAGCGTCGACCGGCAGGCCGCGCCGGTTCCCACATTGAATGAGAAGCTCACCAGTGCGTCGTAAATGTGCTGCGGCATTTCTACCGGCACGCAGACTGCGAGACGCTTCTCGACGTTCATCACATCCGCGACGAGGTTCGCCGCCGCCTGACGTTCTGTGATTTCCCTTTTCGGGACGACCCCGGCAGTGTGGCCGATGCCTGACGTCCACACTCCCGCGCTGCACTGGTAAGGCGTCAGGCGACAACCTTCGAGGTCGGCAATCAGCGCCAGCCCCTCGGGCGAGGTGTTAAGCAGACGAAAGTCAGGCATCAGTGCCGCCAGCGCCAGCACTGCGGCCACACTGCAACGTTTAACGATTGATTTCACGAATAGCCCCCTTGTCGAGTCCGAGTGACGTCAGATAGAGGTACGTTTTGCGCTTAAACCAGTAGTTCGTCAGCGCGGTAAAAATGGCGCATCCGCCGCCCACGTAAAGCGCCATCTTTTCGGGCGACATTGCGCCTAGGTACGCCAGCGCGACGGCCAGCCAGTAGGCGATAAACGTGGTGATTTTCTCCATACTCAGTCCCATAGATTCACCGTTTCGGTTCTGGCCGCGCTGTCGGTTTCGGGCAGTTCAATTGCCGTGCCGTGCGGCAGGATGACGCCGAGCTCAGACAGGCCGGGATTCGCTTCTAAGACGGTTTCGACCACGCCCTCGGTGCGCCCGTAGTACCGCACACAAATCGCGTCGAGGGTGTCGCCCTGTAGCGCATACGCTTTCATCAGATTTGCCCCACAATGCAGCGCGCTTTGTCCTGGATGCGCGCCACAGACCAGCGCATATCCCGCCACATTTCATCGATAGTGCTGTCGATGCTGTCGGCTTTTTTGTCACCTCTGGCGGTCGCATCCACGCCGCGAAAACGCTCGTAAAGCGTGGCGGTCGTCATGGCACACACGGCGTTGAAATAGTGGAAAACACGCACACTTTCGCCGTCGAGCCTGTCGGTCGGGACATCCGCCAGCGTGGCGTAACCTGCATCCAGCTGACGCTCGCGCCATTCGCCCAGCTCCGCGTTCGTCTCTGCGATGGCGGTCTTAATTGCCCGGCGCAGGCGCACAGGGGAAACGGTCTGCTCTAAACGCATTTCCTCACGCACGCGCTTCGGATCAACATCAGGAAAAAACGGGGTGTTTTTGATTACCGGCTCGCTCACGCCCGGCGGCGGTATCACCACGCCCGGCACATCCTGCGGCTCTTTGTTTTGCTCAATAATCAGCGTCGTCATGACAACCTCGGGTAATAGGTGGGCGGTGGACGCCGGTCGCAGTCAGGGCAATTGATACCCGCTTTGACCGGCGTGCCGCCCGGCTCGGGGAGCGCTCGGTTAACCTGCGGCTTTTGCCGCCTTTGGTGGACGCCCGCGACGTGCCGCCGGTTTAGCGGCAGGTTTGCGCGTGCGCGGTTTAGTCGTTTTGGTTATCGGTGCCGGTTCGGGTTTTGGCCTGAGCTGGCGCTCTAACTGCTCGATATCCTTTTTCACACCGATTGTGCGTTCTAACTGGATCGCACGTTGCAGGTGCGCCAGCGCCTCGGGCAGTTGATTCGCATCACGCAGGACATAGCCGGTGATTTTGTGCAGCTTTGCGCGCACGATATCGGGCATATCAGCGCGTTCAGTCAGCGCAATAGTGTCGAGCAGGTTCGCCAGGTCGACCGGCTGTTTTGCAGCGAGCAGGCGCTGCGCGGACAGTGCCACCTCTTCGGCCAGCAGGTAAGGCGTCGGACGTCGACCGGTCGGCATGGACAGGCCATAGGTCATGGCGTAACGGGCAATTTCCAGCGCCCCGGCGATATCGTCAGCATCGAGACGCCACAGCATGACCGTCATGACGATGTCATCCTGCGCGCCCTTGCCGTTTGCGAGGACGCCAGCCACCCATGGCAGATAGAACGGCAGCAGCTCACGCTTTTTATCTGCCTTGCGCTCATTGGATCGGATTTGTTTTAGCGTGCGGTTGTCTGCGGCCAGCTTAACGAGCATCTGCTCATAGGCAGTTGCATTGCGCAGCGGGACAGCAGCCCGCCGCGCTGTTTCAGAGGCCGAGACCCGCATCATGTGACGCGCTGCGGGACTCGTCATGGCTTACTCTCCGCTTTCCGGTGCAGCAGGTGCGGTGAAGTCACCGAGCTTGATATTTTCAATCAGGCAACCGGCAGCGTATGCCTCGACCACGTAGTCGGTATTCATTGACTCGTAGTTCTCGATGCGGTCTTTCTTCGGGTTTTCGATGATGCTGCGGCGATGCGCGTCATCCATGAAGTAGATAGACAGGTTATCGAGACGCGTCACCATCAGGGCATTCGCCGGGAAGTAAGGCACGCGCACGGCAGGCAGGTTGCCGATTCGCTTCTGGCTGATGATGATGTCAGCGGCCAGCGACTCGCTGTTTTCCTGGTCTTTATTGACGATAGGGAAGTATTTATCCGCCATCAGCTTGCGTCCGGTGATGACAACCAGCTCCGGGTCATCCTGATAAATCTCATCAATCAGGTTGCCGGTGGCATCCATAACCAGCGCGTCGAGGTTCGCATAGTCGCCGTTTTTACCCACGCGGATCACATCGGAAATGACCGCGCCGTCCTCGTCGGTGATTTTTGACATCACGCGCGCTGGCGCTTCATTGCGATACTTCTGCAACCAGCCCACCGCCACATCCTGAAGCATCGGATTTTTTTTGCGGTCAGATTTTGCGGCACGCTCAATGCCGTTGAAACCGGCCATGATGAAATCGAGCGCCTGACGCTTGATAATGGCGTTACGGATACGGGTCTGGAAGTCCTGGAATCGCGCCCACAGGTCGAGCTGCTTATAGCGGATATGGAAGTCAAAGTTAATCTGCGCGCACTCGTATTTATTGGACTCCAGCGCAGTAAAATCAGCAGTTTCACGCTCACCATCGCCGTCAGTATCGGCGGTGCTCGCGATTGTGCCGTTAACGCCCACACCGACCTTTTCGCCTTTCAGTTCGTCGACCGGCACGATGTTAATTTTGGTCAGGAATGAGGACGATTCCTGCACGGTGTCCATCATGGTTTGCGTGACCGACGGCTCGACGGTGAATTTCTTCGCCACGTCATCGGTGGAAATGTCGTTCAGCTCCGCGACGCGGGTCAGGTAGGCATTGAATTTAAAGCGGGTTTGTTTACGCATGGTTTTTCCTGTTCGGGTAATAGGTATCAGGCCGGGCGGCGCGCCCGGCGGGTTTTCAGCAGTTGGTCAGCAGCTCGTCGCCCGTACCACCTTTTGAAAGCTCGCGGCGCGGCTGGCGCTGGCTTTCGGTGTTATCGAGGGAGTTTTTGAGGTCGTTAAACGCCTGCGCGCTTTCTTCGACCTTGCTGGTCACGTCCTGCTTAAGCTGAGCCAGTTCGGTCTCAAGCTCGGTGACGCGCTGGTCGGTGGCGGTGAGGTTGGTTTGCACCAGCTCGGTAACGGTCGTCACAGCCTCATGCACATCTGCAAGACGGGCGTCATCGCTGGCCTGTTTACGGCTGAAAATAGCCTTAACCTTGTCGGTCAGGCTGTTGAGCATGGTGTCGGGAACGTCCTCAAATTCCAGCTCAGCCAGTGAAGCCACAGAGAAGAGATCGCCCGGCTGGTCTTTTTTACCGGCGAGCGGGTTTTGTGTGGCGCGGCTACAGAATTCGAGGTATTCGGTGCCGAGGCTTGCCGGGTCATCAGTGACGGCCAGCCCGATGAGATAGCATTTGCCGCTGTTAGAGAAATTCGGGCGGATCTCCATTGAGGTGTAAACCTTCTGCCCGGCACGTACCATGCTGACCAGCTCATCGAGTGGGGCAATTTTGGCAAACAGCGCCTTTTTGCCATTGAGCGCAGAGTCATCGCTGATAATCTCCGCTTTAAGCGCGGTCACATCGCCATAGCGCTTAAAGGGGCTGTCAGGGATGAGGCTTTTGATATGTTCGAGGTTAATGCGGCAACCGTAGACGCGCGGGTCGAACGTGTCGGCCATTTCCTGAATGTCATCAGCGCTGATGACGCGGCCATCGCAGGTGTCACCCTCGACGCCGATGCGAAACCATTTAGAAACTTTCTTTGCCATTGTTCAGGTGTCCTGATGTTGGGTTTTCGGGTCGGGGTTAGTTTCCCGACTCAGCCCCTCATCAGCCACCTGTTGCGGAAGTGCAATCCCTGACACAACAGGGGTTTAGCGATTAAGCACGGTCATTTCCTTAGCCTTGCCTCGTAACATCAAAACGAGGTAAGCATGACCATTTCAACTGACCTTTCATTACTCAATGACCCGCGACGACAGGCGCGGCTGTTGTACTGGCAGGGGTTCGCCGTGCCGCAAATCTGCGACATGCTGCAACTCAAGCGCCCCACGGTGCAGAGCTGGAAACAGCGTGATGGATGGGAGGAAACCGCGCCGATTAACCGCGTTGAGTCGACGTTAGAGGCGCGCCTCATCCAGCTTTACGCCAAGCCCGACCTGACGCCGCACGACTTTAAGGTCGCCGATTTTCTGTCGCGCCAGATGGAGCGCCTCGCGCGCGTGAACCGCTACAGCCAGACCGGAAACGAGGTGGATTTAAACCCCAATATCGCCAGACGTAACAAAGGGGAACGCAAAAAGCCGAAACGTAATTATTTCAGCGACGAGGCAATCGAGAAGCTGGAAGAGATTTTCTTTGACCAGTCGTTTGAGTATCAGCTCAGGTGGCATAAAGCCGGGTTAGAGCACCGCATCCGCCACATCCTCAAATCGCGCCAGATTGGCGCAACGTTCTACTTCGCGCGCGAAGCGCTCCTGCGCGCCCTTAAGACCGGCCAAAACCAGATATTTTTATCAGCCAGTAAAACGCAGGCTTACGTTTTCCGTAAGTACATCATCGCCTTTGCACGTCTGGTCGACGTCGACCTGTCAGGCGACCCGATTGTCATCGGCAACAACGGCGCAGAGCTGATTTTCCTCGGGACCAACTCCAATACCGCGCAGAGTCACAACGGCGACCTCTACGTCGATGAAATTTTCTGGATACCCAACTTCCAGAAGCTGCGAAAAGTCGCCTCCGGTATGGCCTCACAGTCGCACCTGCGCACCACCTATTTTTCGACGCCGTCGACGCTGGCGCACGGCGCGTACCCGTTCTGGTCAGGGGAGCTGTTTAACCGTGGCCGCAGTAACCGCGACGAACGTGTCGACATCGATATCAGTCATCAGGCGCTTGCCGGGGGCATGTTATGCGGGGACGGCCAGTGGCGGCAGATTGTCACCATTGAGGACGCGCTCGCCGGGGGCTGTACCCTGTTTAACCTCGACCAGCTCAGACAGGAAAACAGCGCGGATGACTTCCGTAACCTGTTTATGTGCGAGTTCGTCGACGATAAAGCGTCGGTATTCCCGTTCGAAGAGCTCCAGCGTTGCATGGTCGATGCGATGGAAGAATGGGAGGACTTCGAACCATTCGCCGACCGTCCGTTTAACTGGCGTCCGGTCTGGATTGGCTACGACCCGTCACACACCGGCGACAGCGCAGGCTGTGCGGTGCTGGCGCCGCCACTGGTTGCCGGTGGCAAGTTCCGCATCCTTGAGCGTCACCAGTGGAAAGGCATGGATTTTGCCGCGCAGGCCGAGGCCATCCGTGCGCTGACCGAGAAATACACCGTCGACTATATCGGCATCGATGCGACCGGCATCGGCCAGGGTGTTTACCAGCTCGTGCGTTCATTCTTCCCGGCAGCGCGCGCTATCCGCTACACACCGGAAATGAAAACCGCAATGGTGCTGAAAGCGAAAGACACCATCCGACGCGGGTGTCTGGAGTATGACGCCGGTGCGACCGACATCACGCAGTCATTCATGGCTATCCGCAAAACCATGACCAGCAGTGGCCGCAGCGCCACCTATGAAGCCAGCCGCAGTGAGGAAGCCAGCCACGCGGATATCGCATGGGCGACCATGCACGCCCTGTTAAACGAGCCACTTTCCGCCGGTAGCGGTATGCATTCAACCTCGATTCTGGATATCAACTAAGATGAAAAAACGCCAAAAGAAACAGCCAAAACAGACCAACATGACCGCCAGCGCACCGCAGAAAATGGAGGCGTTTACCTTTGGCGAGCCGTCACCCGTTCTGGATCGCCGCGATATCCTCGACTATGTCGAGTGCATCAATAACGGCAAATGGTACGAGCCGCCGGTCAACTTCTCCGGGCTGGCGAAAAGCCTGCGCGCCGCCGTGCATCACAGCTCCCC